GTTTCACCACAAATTGATCTTCCAGATCGTTTTGTTATTAGGGAAACACTAAATGAGTGTACTGGGAATTATCCCAGGTCTAAAATTAGACCTAGTCGTTTAAGAGATACTTATGCTAAAAGTACCATGAAACCCGCGAGACTCGCTCCTTTTGAGAGAAACGGGGTTGTGATAGATCCTTTTAAAATCGCTATTAACAAATATTGTAATAATAATACAAAGATTGATCCTCAGTTGAGGAAAGTAGCGAAAGAAGGGTATTTGCAGCATATGGACAATTGGCCAAATTCGTTCGACAAAAGGATATTAACTTTTGAAGAAGCCGTAAAAGGAATAGAAGATGTTCCTGAATTTGGTTCTATATCTCGTTCAAGTTCATGTGGTTATCCTTGGAATAAACATCCTGAGTTTGGTTCAAACAAGGGTAAATTGTTTGGTACTGAACAAGAGTATGATCTTAATACTCCAGGATGTCACATTCTGCGAAAAGCCGTTGGCGATATAATCACTAAGGCAAAAAATGGTGAGAGAAGTAAAGTTATCTTTGCTGATTGTTCTAAAGATGAAAGAAGGCCGAAAGCCAAGGTTGATGCTGGGAATACTCGTTTGTTCGGGTCAGGACCAGTTGATTACCTTACAGCATGGCGCCAATATTTTGGTGCTTTTGCTGTGTTTTTCACTAAGAACAGAATACACAATGGGTCTGCTATAGGTGTGAATCCTACTCTAATGAGTGGAATTCAATAGCTTTAGAGCTATTAAAGCATTCTAAAGGCAAGAAACGTTGTGGTGCAGGTTACTACTCTCACTATGATGGTGATGAGTTATCTGACGTTCATTATGATATTTTAGATATTATAAATGAATGGTACAGTGACTCTGAGGAGAATCAGCGTGTTAGACGCGTTCTCTGGATGGATTTAACTAATTCTGTCCACATTAGAGAAAATGTTATTTATGAGTGGGATGGTTCTCTTCCTTCGGGACACCCTTTCACAGCTATTGTGAATACAATTTACAATAATTTGTGTTTTAGGATGTGCTGGCTTCAAGTTTTTGGAGTCAGTATGAGAGTCATGATTGACTTTAATAATAACATTTATCTCATTTGTCTTGGTGATGATAATTTATACTCTGTTAGTTTTCCTTTTTCAGAGGAGTTTGACGAGTTTCGACTATCTAAGGAGATGTCGAAGCTTGGAATGACTTATACTTCTGAAATTAAGGGAGATTGTCAACATGGTCTAC